AGTTGTAATGAACTATATTTGTTTTCTTCTCTAATAAATATGTGTGTAATTTATTTAAGATAGTAACATTCCGTTCAGTTTCATACGCCTGTATGTAATAATTAAATAACTTTTGAGCATTTAAATCACCTAAATTAGCTCTTTTCATTGGTCGTTTATAAATATGTGTTAAGATTCCATTCCGAGTCATATATTCGTCATAAAATACTTTAACCAAGTCCTCTACACCTCTGAAAAACTCACTCATCTTAGCAATGTCTTTTCTGACACCACCATATAAGTTTTGGAATGTTAGTGTTTTTGCTTCTCCCTCTGTCACACCTAAGTCTTCTGCTAACTTACCATAGACCGACTTATTACCAAAGTCATAATCAGTTAGCTTAGCAATTAACCTTGGGTGATATGATTCAAAATCAAACTCTACGAAGATATCATTAAGTGGCGAGAATGCTTTTCTCATATCAGGTGTAAGAGCAGCAAAGTTAAGATTATGAATAGAGTTAGATGGTCTTGATGTGGTTGTGAAAAAGTTATAGTTCTGATATATCTTCTTTTTGTGAATATACTTTAACATATGGTCACCGAATATCTTTGTGAAGTCTGTATTGACTCCGATACCATTTGATTCCAACTCACCGAAAGCATTTATAAAGTCATTATGAAATTTATCTAACTTATTGAAATCTGCCATATCTTTATAATGCGGAACATCTTCACATAGTTGTTCTATCATTTTGTCTAACGGATAATAATATGTAAAATCATCTTGGTCGTAAAAACTATCCCATTGTATATGGTCAAGTGGTTTGTTTGTCATCCAATAGTTTAGGATATCAGCACAATATTGTGGACGACCAGCAAAATCATAAGAATAACCAGCTTTCCAATCATCAATCAACATTCCATCGTCTGCTGGATAATCTATATCAACAGTCATCTTCTCATAATGATTAGCATAAACTAACTTATGTTCTATAGCATCGTAAGCTAAAACTAAGTCATTTAACGGGTGAGATTTGGACCAGTTAGGTTTAGAGATAACCAATTTAATCATATGTTAAGTTACATATAAAAAACCAAAATGTCAATAATTTTTATCAAATATTATTGATGTTATGTTTATAAATCACCTACTATTGATTCAATATTATTTAAATGTTCGATATATCTCTTGTATAATCTGTCATTTATCTCATCAATTCCTTTTGACAAAAATGATTTAGGAAGATGGAGTATGTTAAAAGGTTCAACATCTTTACTACCATCTTCTCCAAATTCATAAGTATTAAATCTATTAAAAGCATCTAAAGTTGGTGAATCTTTTAGTTGCCAAATTATTCCGGTTACAAAGAAAAAACCATCAAGTGTATATCGATTAAATCGACTAGTTCCTAGTTCATTTGTTATGTGTGTTGAAACTTTTTGATTTTTACCAACACTATTTATATAATCAACCACTGCCTGTTCAGTTTTTGAATAACCAAAATCTATAGAAAGAAGTCCACTATAGTCGTCTATTTTTTGCCCAATAGAACTGCCAAATAAATCATATGGTTCATTATTTTTAATAGTAGGTAATATTATAACTTTACTTTTCGCACTTTCTAAATCTTTACCATCTTCAAAAAGTCGTAAAAAAGGAGTTGTAACATCTTTATCGTTTTTTATTTGTTCCCATTTTACAAATTCATCACTTAATAAAAGTTCACTAATTGACATATACCAACTTAATGAGTTAGGCTTAAAATCAGCATGAAAATTAGCATACATTGGAATTTGTAAATTTCTATCTTTTCCTTTTTTATTAATTTTGCTTTTGTTTTTTACATGATCAAATATATAATCATATACCTTATAAGAAAGTGAGGGAACACCTACAACGTCTGATGGTGCCTTTAGTTCCCCCTCAGATACTACTTCTACCTCTTCAATCATTTCTGATAAATGACTAGCATCACCAATTCCAGTAACATTTCCAAGTAGACTTCCATGACCTATACCAGAACCTTCTATTACAGTTTTTCCAATTGATTCAACTATTTCACCTGCTAATTTTATCTTAAAATAATCAGTTAAATCATCACCTTTATCGTAACTAAACTGTTCATATTTAGTTTCAGTATAAGGTCGCATAACGGTTCTATAAGTAGTTTTCCAATTAGAGGTAGAAATACTGTGATTTACACCCACTATTTGAAAATAAACTTTATTCTGATAGTGTTTAGGTAAAAAGTTTACAGTAAAATAATCTCCTATATTTAAAAAATTGTTACCGTAAATGTCTAAAGTTAAAGTTATTGGCATAACAGGAGAAACAGAGTGTGTTTTTCTACCAGAAAAGTTATTTATTTTTGCCTTAATTAATTCAACATCTCTTTCGCTATTAGCAGTAAAAACAATTCTATTATCTTCAACATCACCTTTAACTTTTTTATTAACATCTGATGATGTTTCTTCACTATCTTCAAAATCTTTTAGCAACTCTTTTTGTTTGGCTTTAAATTCTTCATATCTACTTTCAGCTTCTTTTGTAATACCAAAACCTGGACCACCAATTAGATATTTACTGTTTATCGCTGGTATGTTTTTAAAAGTGTTTTGACTCTCATTATATAATTTACTTTTATCAACACTAAAACTTGTTGATATATCTGGTTTCTCTCCGATAAATGGTAAGTGTCTTATTTGATATCTTTGATTAGTAGCACTGGTTTTTTCCTCTGATTGTAAAGTGTTTAGTAAATTAAAACTCATTAATTCAAACTCATCATACAACTCTGGTTTTAGTTGATTACCTATAGCAATCATACTTGATAATCCTGCTTTCGGAGTTTCGAAAGATAAATCTACATTTTGAACTACACTCTCTCCACTTGTTATGTCAAAGGTCAATGTCTGTTCTGGTGGTTCTATTTCTGTAGGTTGAACGTTGATGTCATAAAAACCTAATGATGATTCAGCATCATTATTTTTCACTAATCTTATGTTAATTAAATTACCAGAGTCTTCAAATATTTCATCAAATATTCTTTCTAAAGCATCATTTACATTATCAGAACTTTCAAATGCTTCGGTTATTACAGTCGTTCTTATAAATAATTCTCTTATAGGAATTCTATTTTTTTTCTGGTCGTCTCCTGTGCCTTTCCAATCTCTCTCGCCATTTTCATCAAGTGACCTTGGTTTATATCTATTTGATGTTTCACCCCTACTCCAAGTATCTGGATAAAGAAAACTCAAAGTTTTGTCTGCCTTTCTTGGTTTTGTTTTCATCATGTTAAAAAGATTAGGATCCCATCTAGCATATGAATTGACACTATTAAACCTTGGTAAAGAATAACTTTTGTCCGGCGTTGTAACAACTCCATCAACCTCTTGAAATGCTATAAAATTATTTAAAAAATCATCTTCGAACACAGCAAGAGACATATATAAAGCTTCTTTTTGGTCTAAGTAATTATCTTTATTTGAAAAGTCTTGATAAAACACACCTGTTTCTCTATAATACTTTTCAATTAAATCAGATTTAGGATTGAAATCTTTATTACTGTCAAAAAAAAGTTTATTAGCTTCTGCTCTTTCAGCTCGTGGAATTTGTGTCCAAGAATCAAAATTAGTCATTTGATTTTTGACAAAGTTAGCTCCATCTTGAAAACTATTAGCATATTTCAATACTAATAAATCTTCAAGAACATTTGTAAATGCAAATCGTAAATCGTTATCATCGGTAATTTTTTTATCAAGTAAGTGATAATTAGATGATACAAATTCTAATGAACAATCAAACGAACCTTGGTCATTCATTTTTACATCATATTTAGTAACTTGACCGTGGAAGGTAGACATCAAACCTCTTTTAATATCACCCTCTGGATTTCTATCATATATTTTTTCATAGAAACCATCAAAATCAGTTGACATAGATTCTACAATTGACTCTACATCATACAATTCTAAAGCTTTATCAGACCATCCAAAATCTACGAATACAGTAGCACCTGGTTTTAGAAAAAAGGGTAAAAATATAGTATCAAAATCTTTTTTATTGTGAACTATAAATCTAACAGTTGTTTTTCTTAATGCTCCAAGAGAACCTTGTGATTCTGAAGTTATTTCAGTTATTCCGGAAGTTGGTTTTAGAAATTCATTATCATCTAATTCACC